GGTCGAGGTAATGGACGCGAGCTGCGCGGTTGAAAGCGTGGTGCTAATCGTGGCTGGTGGCGTGGCCCAGTCATATGCACCGGCGGCGATGCCGGGGACGATGAGATCCTTTGCAAATGCTGGTGACCATGCAAAAGCTGCATCGCCATTGGAGTCCGACGTGACGGTGAAGACTTTGTGCGCTCTAAAGACACTTGAACGAATGGTAATCTGGTCGGGGATTCCGACCAGGGGGCCATTCGCGGGATCCAGGAGGAGCGCGAGGTAGTCATTATTCTCGTACTTGGCGGTGGGTTTTCGTTTGGGGTCAAAGGTTCGTCGATTAGAATCCCGCTTCTCTTTGTTGACGGCCGCGTTGCGGACATCGTTAATGAGCCGGGACTCTTTAGCTGCTTTGTTGGCAATTGACATGACATATGTTGTTTGGATAGAAAGTACGAAATAGATCGTCACTTTGTATGGGATACACAGGTGTAGTGGACTGTACATCCTAACCCCCCGTTAAGGGTACCGCCGTGCAGTCTCTCGGCATTTTGTTTAGCTTGGGAGACCCAATTTGGGGTGTTTAAGGGTTAGGACCCCATGGGATTATAAGAGTTGAAGGGTGGGCAACTCAATATACGGTAGTGTGCCGTAGTCATTTGAGTCGCTCCAGAAGGGTGTGTGGGTATCGTAGTAGTGTTCAATCGCTTCTTGCTCATCGGGAAGTATCCCGAAAGCAATGTAGAAACTGACTCTAGCTTCTGGTGTCGGTGTCGAATAGTGTCGCTCCATGCCTCTAGCCAAAATATAGAACCCAGTGTCCTGGGTTGGATCATTGACCATGGCCGTGGCTCCTTCTGAGGCGCGTATCAAGCCAAGGTAGAAATTTTGACAAACGGGAATTCCTCCCGTAAGACTTAATCCACCCTGGCCGATCGCAGCGACCCATTTGGTGTAGGCGCCTTTGCTATCCAACGGTTTGATAGATATACAGTCTTTGGCTAACGAAACGGGCACGGTTCTCACCATAACCCATTGTGTTCCATCAAAGACAGGGTGTGCTTGGCAAAACTCAACCTGCTCCAATTCGTACACAGGATCCTCAACTTTCATCGAGAACCCCATGTCAAGGAACCACTGGTCCAGACCTTGAATAAACTGGTCGAGCTGTGCAGCCTCCATAATTACTACACAGTCGTCCCCGTTATTTGCAAGGCTAAACTTGGTGATCCCACAGCTGTAGCAGTAAGCGTAAACCATGGCGCACATCAAAAGACAGTTGCCCAGTCCGGTGTTCATGTCACCAGACATTCTACAACCATCCACGGTGTATTTAATCTTTCCGTCGTTAGTATAACCAACACATGTATTTGTCAACTGCCATGATAGCAGTATGCTTAGGACAATTTTATCCACACCGGTGAACATGCTCAAGTATCGAGCATGTTCCCAGATGAGGGCGTCCTTACTAACGTGTTGGTCAAATCGGCGCGCATCCAATCCGACAGCGACAGGTTTGCGATACCTGCCCCACTTCTTAGCAAAGCAGCTCCCAACCTGCTTTGCATTCATTCCCTTCATCACAGTCTTCTCGTTAAAAAGTCGTGCAATCGTTCGGTATACTTTTCCCTCTATGGGCTTGATGTATCGGCCCAATTCCACACAATACCTAGGCCCGCGTGGCGAGATGAGCCTAGGCGCCGATAATGGTTTTAGCGTTTGATTAGTCTTCTCCGCTTTTTCAAAAGCAGTGATCTCGGCGTCCGATTTGTTAATCCTACAGCACTCTAGGTCCTGGACGGCTCCTGCATAGACAGTCCTCTTGCGGCCCGTGTAATAGTTTATGAACTGATCATAACTAACACGTGCGGTCGAGGGAAGATGTCTATCTAGGAATCGAGATACAATTAAAAGACGTTCGGCAAACACATTAACCATGGGTTTTGGTGGGGGTGAAAATACGCCGTTCGTTTCGACGTAAAACACCCTTTCCATAACCGCTCGGTGTAAATTGGTGATGTTAGAATTATAGACGCGAAAGGCCAAGGGTGGTGAGTATCCTGGAACCATATATGTCTTTCGCGTCTTTGGGATCCCCGCGCGCATACGTACACGTACCCGCTTGTCTTCACCCACTTTTGTTGGTGGTGAGTCAATTCCGTGTACTAGCACGGGGCCCCGTCAAGCTTGGGCCACAGAGGGGACACTTTTCAGTGCCTCCTTCATGGCAGAAACCCGCTCAATCACAACCTTCGTCGTCCAAACTTGGGCGCCAGTTAAGGCCGCCCTGGTCGGGATAAAGAAAAAGTTGACACACAAGGGCAGTTGAGCCGCGATGTCATGTGGTCGCATCTGTCTAGCTTCGAAAGTATTCCGAAGAAAGCGATGTACTATCATAACATTTGCGGTTGTACGTCTCAAATTGCCCAGGTGATTTTGAGCGGAGAGGACAGCCTTTGCTGTAAAGGCCGCCTTACGTCTCCTGGTTCTCCAAGCTTTCACGCTAGCTGGGTCACCGTCGTCAAACGGCGCTAGCGACGCTCCACGATCCATTACAGAAAGTGTAGCGGCAGCTACCTTCTCAACTCGGTCATCGGTACCAACCGATGGCCAGGTCAAGATAAGTACTAAAATTACTGTGATCAACACGAGCGCTGCGTCCATAGCCTTGGACGCCCGCGATCGCATCAACCACAGGTCAAACCACTCTTGTAGTAACTCCACT